TGAGTGCTCCTTCTCTTTGTTTTCTAGTAAGATCTATATAAGCGTCAAATGCTTGTTTTGTACTAGATGTCATATTTTATAATCCGTAAAGCTCGTCTTGCATTCGTCTAGGATCGTAAATACCGTACCCCAAGTCTTCTTCCTCAGGTTGAAGTTCTTCAAGAGTAGGAAGCTGACCTCTATCCTGTGTTCTAGGTCTATCATCCTCAATCTTTTTCTGAATATTTCTTATAGTGTCTGGTTGTCTTTGCATGAAAAATTCATATGCTTCTTCCCAACTTATATTATCTCCCATTGCATTAATGCTGTCTACAATTTCAGCATTAGTCATGTTCCAATCAATATCATAAGCATCTTTCATAGTTGCTTTAAATTCAGCAGTTGCAAGTCCTTCAAAATTTTCAACAGGATTTATTGCTTCTATTAATTTATTTTGAAGAGTTAATCTATCTTGTTCACTTATGTTTGTAAGATTACCCATTATATGTTTTATCTCTTCTTCAAGTGCTCCCAATCTAGAATGATCAAAATCCATATTCCAAAAAGCTTGTTCAGCAATAAACTGACCATCTTCTACTCTAAACATACCATAGATAGTACGATCTACAGTATCAAAAGAATGCTCAAAATTCATTCCTTGCTTACCGCCGGGTATATCTGCCAAAACAATTTCGCTTTTATGTTTTGCAGATACTCCAATAACATATGCTGTAGCTCTTCTAGCTATTTCATTAATATCTCTAATTGGTGTATTTGTATTAAACATAGCTTTATTAAACTCTTGATCTTCTTGTAGTCTTGCCATTAATCCTGCAATTCTTCTTTTATATCCGGCATAGTATTGTTTACCTATGGGTCCTTTAAGTTCTTTCTGTAACTGATCAACTTCATCAAATACATTTGCATTTGTCCAAGCTAACCCAGTAGTTTTCTCTAAACCCATCTGATAATTATTATTATATAAATTATCTAAGTTACTAAGGTACATATCAATTAGTGCGCCTTCGCCGCTCCAATCGTCTATTGCCATTCCTTTTTCAGTCCAATCACCATAAGCAGGATTAGATTTCATTTGATCACCTAGTTCTTTCATAGTTGCGTAAGGACTAACTCTATCCATAGTTACTTCCCAAGCTTCTTTTTCATAGCTTATTTCTCTAAAGATATTTATTCTCTTTTTTTCTTTTTCAAGAGCTAAAGCATAATCTTCTTCTGTTAGTTCGCCTGCATCAAGACGAGCTTGTAATGCATCTAAACGCTCTTGTTTATCTTCATCATAATCATATGCCAATCCAAAAGAATCTAATACGTTTTTTACATTATCAACAACATTAGTAATTCTTCCGCTTTTTCTAAGTTGTCTGTTTTGATCTGCAAGTCTTTTAGCTAAAACAATTTCTAAATCTCCTGCACTAAGACCAGTAAGTCTTGAATATAAATCTTCCTCAGCGCCTATAGTAAATAGTCCTCGCATTTGACTATCAAAATCACCCCATCCTTCATACATGTTTTTTGCTATGCCTTTTGAAAGTTGTCTTCGAGCAGTCAGAGCACTTCCTGTTCCTGTAGCCGGATCAAGTTCTATATGACCTTTAAACATCGCATCCATCTGTGGTCCTAATTCATTAACAAAAGCATCAAAATCAGTACTACTTGCAAACGCCTCTATAAATTCGTCAGCGTTAGTATACTTTGTATCACCTTTAAAATTTTGCATATGATTATACAAAGGAGCAACTTGTTGTATTTGATTTTGCCTAACGTCTGCTTGTCCTTGTCTTAATGCACCAATAGCATTGTTTTCTTCAATACGATTATCAACAGCATTTTTAAAAATAGTTTGTCCTGCCATAAGAACACCCATAGCCATAGCTATGCGGTCATCTTTTTTTCTTTGCTTCGCCGCACGTGCCGCCATTTCACCTTTACGAGCTAATAAAGAAGAGCCTAACTCTTCCATAGACATAGTGTCCCAATTAGCCATTAAGTTACCCATATCTGTTTGTTCTGCCATTACGTTCTCTCCATAAGACTACTATTAGAGCGTTCAGGTCTAGCCAATAAACTCTCTCTTATTTCTGTTACATCTATTGCCTCAAGCTTATCCATAATTTCTTGATCAACAGGACTTCCGCTTATTCTTCTTACATTAACGTCTGAGAATTTTTTAGGGTTTAAATTATTAAGCTCATCTCTTTGTGCTTTTTCTACTTGACGTTTAACCCATTCTTCTGCCGCAGGATCCAAAGGTTCTTCTGCTTCGTCTTCTTCTTCTCCACGATACATTTTAAAATTCTTAATGCCTACTTTTTCAGCAATTGCCATAAGCATTAACATTACTGGTTCTATTAATAAGACCATTAAATCAGGATTAAATTTTCCTTTAGCTAATCCTCCAATCAATAACATCTTAGTAATGTCTTCAATGCTTGTACCTTCAATCATTAATTTAGTTACTTGTCTAAACATTACAGGCTCTAATAAACTTAAGAATATAGCTTGAGATGCTTCTCTTAAGTCTACCATTTCTGGTGACTGCTCGTAAGGAGCCGCACCTTCTGGATTTCTGGTTAAAGATTGTCCGGGCACAGGACCGTCAAAAGGCGGTCGCATTTTTAAAGCTTCTTGGTCAATCATTTGATCTTTATTTAATTCCATATTATTAACCCCACGTTTCTGCTACATGTTGATCAAGGTTCCATCCCCAACCTAACATCGGTAATCCTAATTGTGGCAATCCTGATGAAGTAGGCATTCCAAATTGTTTTAATACATTATTCTGAATAAATCTTGCTGAATCATTTTGACTAAATTGAGTTGTATCTATTTGGTACAAAGGATCAGCCATTGTATCTTGATCTACTCCGCTTAATAAAGCTCCTGAAATTCCAGAAGAAGCCTGTCCCGGCATACGCGGTTTAATAGGATCTGGTCCGCCAGATAAAGCATAGTACAATTGTTCGCCTTTTTGATACTTACCATAAGCATCATAAATGTCACCAGTAGTTCCTACGCCTAAGTTTATATTTGAAAGTTTATCAGTTGCACGTCCGGCTACGTTTGAAAGATTATTAACAAGAGATTCATCACTACTCCAGTCGCTAAACAAGCCGGGATCTGATTGATCTCCAAACTTATGTCCTACACCAGATACTTCTAAACTTGGCGGAGGTATATTTATTTCAGGTCTGAGAATTTCCGGATCAAGTTTTAAAGAATCTGGATCTAGTTTTACTTCAGGAGCATCAAACTTAAGTTCGTCTGCTGACCATACTTCTTGTCTTTGAGTTGTAAAGTCTGCACTTGCTTTTATATCTGCTCTATCGCTTGTTACTTTAGGTGTAGATATTTCAACTGTACTAGTTTTAGCAATGTCATCTATTTTAGTTACATCGCCTCCAAACCATTCACCATCTTGAAGAGATACATCTCCTTTATATGATAATTTTTTAGTAAAGTTATTCCATCCTTCTTTAATTCTACCTGTAAAATCTTTTACCCATTGTCCAAACCTTCCAGTTTTTCCACCAGTTAAATTATTTACTCCGCCTTTAATAACATCAGTAACTTTTCCAAATACTCTACCAATAGTATTCTCATGTACCCAATTAACAGCGCGTCCTGCCGCATTGATGCCTCTACCAATAGCACCTATAGCATTATGCATAAAAGATCCCGGCGCAAACAATCCTTGGAAAGCTCCTCCTGCCGCATTAAACCATGATCCCATAATACTCCCAATCCCCGGAAGCATTATGCCTAATGCAATGGTCCCTAGCGGTCCTAGTTTTCCAAATACTTTTGCTAAAGGTTTAAGTACAGCTTTAATTGGCTTGAATATAAACTTAGCTACTTTCTTAATTCCTTTCGCTACTTTCTTAACTAGCTTTTTAAAGCCTTTAAATATTTTACTTAAAAATCCCATGATCTCTCCTAATTTAAAAAGTTATTCATTATAGTTGTCATACCAGTAAGGTTAGTATTCCAGTTCTTTCCTTCGTAGGAAGCACCTTCGTTTCCTAATGCCGCAACCATAAGAGAAGCTCTTCGTTGTTGGTCATTATCCCAAGACCTAAAAGCATAATCCATTTGATCTCTTAGCTCTTGCCACAGAAATGCCATTGATTGAGTACTTAAGTTTAAAGCATTCTGAGCATTCTGTTGATTAACTGCATTATGTGCCGCAGTATTAATTGTATTTGCTTGTCTACGCCATTGGTAGTTACTTTGTAGAATAGCATTTGCTTGTTGTACATTAAACTGTTCTTGTGCAAATTCTGACTGTTGATTAAATTTATTTATATCAGAAACAAGTTGAGCATTTAAACGACTAGCTTCTGCTAGATTGTTTACTCTAATTGCTTCTGCTTGATTAGCTTGTGTTGCATTAAACTGTTGCATTGCATTAAACTGAGAAGAATTAAACTGATCTGTTTGAGATTTTAAAGTCTCCATAAACTGATTAGTTTGTTGTTCTGTTGTAGCATTAAATTGTTTTGCCGCATTGATTGCAGACTGATCACTCAATAAAGATTGTTGTCTCATTTGAGCATCCATAACTGTAGATTGTTGATCTGCATTTAACTGAGCTACATCTCTTTGTAAAAAACTTTGAGCATTAGTTACTTTTAATTTAGTTCGTGCATCTAAATTAGCCATATCTAAATTAGCTAAGCTAAGTGCCTCTTGCATTGCCATTTGCTGAGCATTATTAACTTCAGTTAAACTAGTAGTTTGTAAAAATTTAGAATTACTAGCAGAGCGTTGTACATCCGCACTAAACTGAGCGCCTTGCATTTGGAAAACAGTTTGTGCGTTTGTTAGTGCTGTTTGTTGTGCATTTTGTGCATCAAGACGGAAAGCTTGTGCTTCAATATCTACTTGTTGCATTGCCGCATCTTTAATGCTTTGTGCATTAGCCATAGCAAGAGGCTGTGCAGATTGTATTATAGCATTAAATAAAGCATCTCTACCTACTGTAGAAATATTTAGTCCTCTATCAGACATAATATTATTAACAGCCGCAACCGCAGGTCTTGCCCAAACAGGTACTTCTCCTTCTTCAATTCCATCAAGAAGTTTATTCATTTGAACACTAGCCAACGCTTCGTCAGGTAAGTTTCCAATCATTCCTCTTTGTTCTTCAGAATAATTAGCAAGTTCTGCTTCTAGAACTTCAGGATCTGTACCTAATATGTCCAGTTCTTGTTCTGTAATTCCTGCTCTTCTTAGTTGTCTATTAGCTCTTAAAGTTCTTTTAGTATCTATTCCGGCAGTCTTAACAATCTCTGCATACATTCTAGGATCTTCAGGGAATTGTATTTGCTGTTCAATTCCTCTAGTCAATTGCTCGTCTGTAAATTTTTCTCCAGTTCCTGCTTGAGTAAGAGTAGCATCTACCATGTTTTGAATCATGTCAGGATCCCATTCGGCATCTACTCTATCTACAGGAGCAGTTTGTCCTCTTACTGTTTTTACATCTCTAATTTTTGATGGACCAAATTCTTCTGGCGTTTCAGCAAGATCAGTCTGTCCTCTTTGTACTTTAGTTCTATCTTGACCACGAGCTACTCCTGCTTTTGCATCAGCAGTTTCATCAGCCGACTCGCCTGTAAAGTCCATGTTTTGTGTAACTTTTTTTATTTTAGTCGGATCTTGATAAGCTAAACCGGGAAGTTTTCCTTCTGCTCCTTTTGTTACTAATTCTCTAGCTTCTTTAGCTTGCTCTTCAGTTCTTCCGCCTTTTTGAGTAAAACTTTTTGGTGGGGGAGCAACACCTATTCCGTAATAAGAACCGCCTTCAGGGGTATATTCTGTTCCTGTGGTTGTAGTATAGCCGCCGCCGTAGTTATATCCTCCGCCGCCGCCGCCTTGACCTCCGCCGGGACCTTTGCCTCTACCGCCGCCGCCGCTAGAGTAATTATACCCACTATTACCATTTTCTGCATAATATCCGTCATAATCACCACCAGAGTCAAAACGAACGCGTCCTCCTTTTGTGAAGTTTTTTCTTTCTTTTAAATTTCTTTTACGAGCCATTTTGTTTTCCTATTGTTTTACCTCAAATAATTTATCAAGTTTAGATTCTAATTTATTTAACATACGGACTACTCTATCCATGCTTGTTTCTAATTCTTCTTTAGTTACGTAATCTCTTGCTACTTCTTCTCTAGTTTTATTAAGTAGCACATCAATTCTTTTATTTTCATGCGAGTTTTCACGAATACTATATATTACAGGAGCTAGTATTAAAGTTAAAAACATTATCCAAATTTCTATTGTTTGTAGTTCCATGTTCATTCGCCAAATTTTAATTTATATTGTTCGTGTCTTGCATTATAATTATCAGGATTATCTATATCATATGGATTATCTTTTCTCCATACATCATAATAAGCAGTCTTTCTAAGTTTTTCTCCGTAAGCCTCTACTTGTTCTTTCTTTTGTAAAAAGAAAATAATATAATCACCATTATTTAATAAACTATTACCTACTGTTTCTGCCATATCAGGATGATCTTCACCTAACAATATTCCTTTCTCTTCTGCTATGTCTTCTAATTCTCTAGCTATTTTAAAAGCTTCTTTAGCAGTCCATCTATCTTTTTCAAAAATAATAACAGTTACATCATGTTTATCAAAATCCATATTATGAATATACTGTTCAATTTCAGAATCTGGTCTATCGTTTGGAAACTCAACAAAATCAATTTTATTATTTAGTCTTGCTTCTTTAGCATAAGGACAAGGAGGCAATCCTCCAAAGTCTTTATTTTTAACTTCGACAAAATCTTCCATCCAAGCTATAATCTCAGCAATATTTATCATACAGTAAATGTCACTACTAGTTTTTTATACGTATATCCATGATGTGTTATTGTTTCAGGATTTGTAAATGTTAGCCATCCGGCGGTAACACAATCATCATATGCTTTTTCCATACTAGAACCTTCTACAATCCATAAAGAAGATTCAGGATTATTATCTGAAACACTCTTATACCAAGCATCTATTTTTTGATTATATTCGGTAACATAAGTCCAACCTTGACTGCCGCTTGCATCTTCACGTATTAAATCAAGACTATGTGAAAACATTCCTGTTCCTTCTACTTCTCTAAATCCCATACCATAGTTTACAATTCGACCATCTATGTCTAATTTAAAAATTAAAGAAGCATTTTCAAAATATTCTCTAAGCTTTTCAAACTTTTCATCATCAGTACTTTCTCTGGTTAAACCAAACTCTTCCCAAATTATATTAGGTTTTTCGGCTTCCATATAAGGCTTAGACTTTTCAAAACATTCTCTAAGTATAGCTAAATCTATATCACTATAATTAATTGTTGTTACGGTCATAGTCATTCTAATCTTCCTCCCATGAATCTCCGTCCCAATATCTAGCATTGTGCGCAGAACCTGAAGCTACTTCTGTTTCAATAATAGATCCTGTGTTTCCTGTAGCAGTACTTCTTTCAAATATTGAAGTATCTGTATTAAACGTACTAGTAGTACTCTTACTTGTACCAGTAGCTTTACTTGTTGCACTTGCTCTACTAGTTGCAGTTGCTTTGCTTGTAGCAGTTGCATAGGCAGTTTCAAAAGCTGTAGTAGTACTCTTACTTGTTGCAGTAGCTCCACTAGTTGCTGTTCCAAAAGCAGTTGTCGTAGTTCCTGCTGTGTTTGTTTGGAAAGCAGTATCAGTTGATTTGCTTGTTCCTGTAGCACTAGTAGTATCTGTATTAGTTGCTATTGTTGTATCAGTCGCAGTACTCTTACTAGTTGCTGTTGCTTTTGAAGTATCTGTATTTCTACTAGTTCCTGTTGCAATCGCTGTATCAGTATCAAAAGTTGTAGTCGTACCATAAGTCGTTGTAGTATTTGTAGCTATTGTAGTATCAGTAGCTGTTGCCTTACTAGTCGCTGTTGCTTTTGAAGTATCATAAGTTGTTGTAGTATCTGTATCAAAAGTCGTTGTAGTATTCGTTGCTATAGTAGTATCTTCATCTGTTGATTTACTTGTAGCTGTAGCATATGCAGTTGCAGTATCAAAAGTTGTAGTAGTGTCATATGCAGTAGTAGTATTAGTAGCTATTGTTGTATCTTCATCTGTTGATCTACTTGTTCCTGTTGTTTTACTTGTTGCAGTATTAAAGCTATAAGTTGTTCCAGTTGCTTTGCTTGTATTGTAAGTAGTTGTAGTATTAAAACTATAAGTTGTTCCAGTACTTTTACTTGTAGCGGTTGATTTGCTAGTATTAGTATTAAAACTGTAGCTTGTTCCAGTACTCTTACTTGTAGCAGTTGATTTCGATGTATTAAATGTAGTCGTCCTGCTTGTATTAAATGTAGTAGATCTGCTCGTATTATATGTTGTAGATTTACTTGTATTAAATGTTGTAGTTCTGCTTGTATTAAAAGTATAACTAGTATTCCTAGATCCAGAGGTACTCTTAGATCCTGATGTATTTGTGTTTCTACTTCCAGAAGTCCATTTATTCCCAGAAGTAGAGAAACTATATGTTGTGTTTCCTTCTACTGTACTTTGTGAGGTAGTTCTTGAGTTATTTGCTTTACCCCAAACAGTTGTCCAAGATGTAGTTGTAGACCTTGTAGTAGTTCCTGTTGTGTTAAACGAATAACTTGTATTAAAACTATACGAAGTACTTGTATTAAAACTATAACTTGTATTAAAACTGTAACTTGTAGATCTGCTTCCTGACGTATTAAACGTAGTTGTTCTACTAGTATTGTATGTAGTTGTTCTACTGGTATTAAATGTAGTCGTTCTACTTGTATTAAATGTTGTCGATCTACTTGTATTATACGTAGTCGTAGTATTAAACGTAGTTGTTGTATTAGTAGATCCACTAGTCGCTGTTGCATACGTTGTAGTAGTACCATACGTAGTTGTAGTATTAGTAGCTCCACTAGTTGCTGTAGACTTACTTGTATTATACGTAGTTGTCGTATTTGTATCGCCTGATGTTGCTGTAGCAAAAGTCGTTGTAGTATCAAACGAAGTTGTAGTCGCAGTACCATACGCTGTTTCAGTTGCAGTAGACTTACTTGTTCCTGTAGCCTTACTAGTTGCAGTTGCTATGGTTGTATCAGTATCAAACGTAGTTGTAGTTGCAGTTCCATACGCTGTTTCAGTTGCTGTGCTTTTACTTGTAGCAGTTGCTGTAGCCTTATCAGTTTCGTATGCAGTTGTTGTATCGTAAACAGTAGTTGTATCTGTTGCATACGAAGTATTCGTAGCAGTTGTTTTACTAGTGTCTGTCGTTCTAGTAGTTGCTGTAGCATAAGCAGTCGTTGTATCAAAAGCTGTTGCAGTCTCATACGTTGTAGTAGTATCGTATACAGTTGTCGTATTTGTAGCGTATGCAGTTTGTGTAGCAGTTGCAAAAGCTGTTGTTGTATCATACGCAGTAGTAGTAGCTATTGCTGTATCTGTAGTTTTAGTAGTTGCAGTAGAACTAGTAGTATCTGTAGTTGCTGAAGTATTAGTATCAAAAGTTGTAGTAGTACTTCCGCTTGTAGCTATTGTAGTGTCTGTATCATACGTTGTAGTTGTATCAAACGTAGTAGTTGTATCATACGTTGTAGTTGTATCAAAAGCAGTTGTTGTACTTCTGCTCGTTGCTGTAGCTCTGTCTGTATTATAAATAGCATTAAAGAATGTAGACAAACTACCATCTGTCTCTTTTACGACAGCATAGTTTACAAATTTGACAGTCCCATCAGTTACTTTAATATGTAACTGTTTAGGTGTTTCTATCGAATCTCCATCCCAAATCTTGAGAGCCATTTTCTAGTCCTCTCCTATTATACAACGTACCATACATGACCAGTTCTTTTACCGCTTCCTGATGTTGGTGCAGAAGTTGTAATAGTAAATCTGTCTGAATCAAAGTCAGTCATTGCTACTTGTTTCATTGTTCCATTATCGTTGACTACTAATCTGTCTGCGTCTGCAAGTGTTGTAGAACTAGCGGCAGTCCCTCCGTCCATTATATTTAACTCTGCCGCAGTAGCATCTACCGCCGCTAATTTTGTAAAGTCTGCTTGGACTAGTCCAGAAACACCATCTAATAAATTTAATTCTGCCGCAGTACTTGAAACTGCTGTGCTTCCTAATACTAGTTGTCCATCTGGAATAACTGCTCTAGCCGCACCACTAAGAATTAAATCGTCTTCTGATTCATCCCATAGCATATATGCACTAGCAGTAGCACCAAAGAATTTAACATCATATCCTGTATCGTCAACACCTACAGTAACAGTATTATCTATTTGTACTGCTCCATCAATATCAACAGCATCTAAATTAGTTGTACCATCTATGTCTGCATCGCCTGAAATATCTAAACTAGCTCCGTCTAGTTCACCAGTTATTGTAAAGTTTCTAACACCTGTATAATCTTTGTTAGCGTCTAGTACAACTGCTTTAGAAGCAATCGCTGTACCAATTGCAGTAGAGCCTAAATCAAGAGCATTTATTTCGCCGACAACAACAGTAGCACCATCAAGAATATTTAATTCTTCTGGTGTTGAACTAATTTGAGTTGTAGTAGCCGCCGCCAAGACTGGAATATATCCGCCTTGGTTTACTAAGTATTGTGTGTGGTCTGATGTAGGATCTACTATAGAAAGAGTAGTTTCATTTGAATCCGCAGTTGCTCCTTCAAAAATAATTGCATTACTCGCTTCCATCGTTACCGTGTCTGCCGTAGTAGTTGTGCCTGCTACAGTCAGCTTAGGAACTAATAGTTCTCCTGTGCTTGGGTTGTATCTTAAAGCACCTGTATCATCTAGTAGTCCATTAGACTCATCGTGAAAAACTATAGGAAAATTAGTGTTTGCTGTGCTGTCTGATACTGTAGCTGTAGCGGCTAATGTTGCATTTGCTACTGTAGTTCCTGCAATCACACTTGCTAAACTTGAACCATTAACTGTAATTGCATCTGCTTCAAGAGTACCATCAATATCGGCATCTCCTGAAATATCTAAACTGGTTGCGTCTACTTCCCCTGCAACAGTTACTACACCGCTTGACAGCGTTATTAAATCTGTATCACTAGTATGTCCAATTACTGCACCATCAATTGCAACATTATCAACAGTAAGTGCTGTAAGAGTTCCAAGACTTGTAATGTTTGTTTGTGCCGCACCTGTGACAGTCGCCGCAGTTCCAGACGCATTACCTGTTACATTACCTGTTACATTACCTGTAAATGAAGTAGATGTTAATACTCCTGTGCTAGGATTATAAGTAAGTCCTGTATCAGACTCTGCTCCTTGTGATCCTGTGGCTCCATCTACAAATATAGGATATACCGTTTCGTCTGTGCTATTATTTGCAGAGACTGTAATATTATCTGCTGTTCCTGTAGTGTCTTGGTTAAGTGTTCCAATTACAAAGTCTAACGTATTGTCTCCGTCTTCGTAGGTAACTGTTATATTTGTCTCTGTATTAGAAGATACCATAGCTCCTACAGTATCTGCAATATATTCGTTTAATGCAGTTCCGTCTACTGTATAAGCATCGGCTTCTAAAGTTCCATCTATATCTGCATTTCCTGAAATATCTAATGTCGTAGCGTCTAATTCACCTGCTACTGTAACTACTCCATCTGCAAGTGTAATAAGATCTGTATCACTTGAATGTCCTATAGTAGCTCCATCAAGCCTAAGATCATCTACAGAAATAGCAGTAGTAGTTAAAGTAGTTCCGTCAAATGTTAAATTTGCTTCTGCATCTAACTCTGATGTAGTTGAACCTACTGTAACAAGTTCGTTTTCTGTAGGATTGTTTAGTGCAGAAATAGTTCCAGTAGCTACTAGATCAATCGTATTGTCACCATCTTGGTATGTTGCAGTAATATTTGTTTCAGTATTACCTGTGAACATAGCTCCTACTGTATCAGCTATATATTCATTTAAAGCTGTTCCGTCTACTGTGTATGCGTCAGCTTCTAATGTACCGTCAATATCTGCATCACCCGAAATATCTAAACTTGTAGCATCTACTTCTCCTGCTACTGTAAGTACTCCGCTTGTTAAAGTAAGAAGATCTGTATCTCCTGTATGTCCTATGGTAGTTCCATCAATGGCTATGTTGTCTACGGTTAAGGCTGTTAATGTTCCAAGTGAAGTAATATTTGTTTGTGCGGCTCCGGTTACTGTAGCGGCAGTACCTGAAACATTACCTGTAACATCTCCTGTTAAAGGTCCGGCAAAAGCATCAGAAGTTACTGTACCATCAAAGTAAGCGTCTTTAAATTCTAAAGAACTTGTACCTAAATCAATATCATTGTCTGTAACAGGAACAATAGCTCCGTCTTGTATTCTAATTTGTTCGACTGCTGAGCTAGATACTTGAACAAAGAATCCCCATCTATTATTAGAATCATCTACTACGATTTTATTAAGGAAATCTAAATCCCCTATTTGCGGAATGTTACCGCCTTGTCCTGCTGTTCCATCGTGTCTATGCCCTGTAGTTGACGCACTACTTGAGCTATAAGTAAATGCGTTTACTAATTGATCATATTCATTATTAAACAATGCGGCAGTAATGGTATCGCCATCACTAAATGAGCTTTGTCTAGTATAGTTTTGTGCCATTGTTACTCTCTCCCTGACGGTTCGTAATCTACATAAATCCCATTAATGGTATAAGGGGAGTTTTGATTGTTACTAAAAATTCTAAAATAATTACTTTTTCCACTACCTTCAACTGTCTGACGTACCATCGGATCTGTTTGACCTCCAAAAGTATATCCCCCTGCTGTTCCAAAAGTTGCTGTTCCAAACAATGAAGGACTTGCAATTGCTAATGTATAATCTGGTGGTTGTGGACTATCCAGATCATCAAAATCAAATCTTATTCTAATTTTAGTATCTACTGTTCCTTCTGGTGTTACAGAAACTTTAACATACTTTAAAGTTTTTATAGTTCCTAAATCACCATAATCTAAATCTGGTGTTTGATACTTAGATAAAATATTAAGTTTATTCCCTGCCGCATCTAACAGATTATCACCAGTATCGTGATTATATACTTTACCTGCATAATCACCATGATAATATTTTTCTACTCCGTTTGAATCAAATCCCGAAGCGGCGGCAGAACTTGCGTCTATTCCTACTGTTTCAGACCATTGCATAGATGTTACGCCTTGGTCGTTTGTTTTTAGAGTTCCTATAATTCCTCTAGAAGCTCCTCCTGTTGAAGAGTCTCCATAGTATAGACGATATTGTGCTTTGTCTCGTATTACAATACTTGCAACATTATATGTTCCAATATTGTCTGCTATATTTTTTATAACAGGTTGTATAGATCGACTAACTGTTCCGAGTTCTACGTCACCAATTCTTACTGTACCTGCAAGTGTACGAATACCATCAGGCGCTAAGAATACAAGGTCACCTGCAATCTCTTGAATACTTCTTCCATCTAAACAACCTATGTTTTGTGTAATAGGTTCTATTCCAATAGTGCTACTATTATTTATATTAACTAATTTATATATACTGTTTTTACAAAATATAATTAGATCATCACGAAAGCTTTTTAGTCCTACAACTTGATCGTCTAATGTAATGCTTCCTGAACCACTACTTGTAAAATCATCTATATCATCTGTTCCACTATAATAAATAGTATTTGGTGCTGTTGCGGCTCCTGCTACTACTAAGTGTCTATTATGTATTGTGCAAAATTTAGGATAATGTGTTCCGTCTACTGTAATTTCTTTAGCATAATAAGTTCTATTACTTAATGAACCAGTACCTGTCATTTTAAAATAGAAAGGTTTTGCTCCCGATCCTTCATCAGTAACTACTACTTCACCATATTCTGTAGCACCTTCATATGTTGACATATGTGCTAGACTTTGTGAAGTTCTTGCTGAAGTACTACGACCTGTAAAAGTACTATAGTTATCTCCGCTACCAGAAACACTTGCTCTATTAATTAATAACCATGTTACACCATCATTACTAAAATATATATTAGTTCCTGATGCGGCTATTACACCATCTGCATAAATATGTAATCCAAATATATCATTATCTACATTTGGATTAGTAGCATCGTCTCCACCAAATAATGAATATCCGTTTATTCTACGATAACCGCCTGCAATATCTACTTCAAAATTTTCTAAAGTAGTTGCCGCACCCGGTCTTCGTAACATCTCAAAGGCGCTTGAGCTTTTATCAAGTCCTCCTTCACACGCTAATGCAAAAGGTTGAGAAGCCATTAGATCATATCCGTAGACATGTATTTAGGTGTAGGATCTGCTAAATTAGATCTCATTAACCTAAGTCCTTTTTTATAATCATCCAAAGCAAATTGAGAGGCTTGTGCATTATCTTTAAATTGATACATATAATATCTTGCTCTTGCCATTAATACAGGAGCATACATATCAGGAAATACAATTGTATCTCCATGCGAACTTAATGCTGTAGGCAGGTCCCAAGCATAAAACCATACTCTATATACTTTATCTGGTATAGGACTTACTCCAAATTTTCTAGCATCTGGACTCCTAATTACATATCTAGGCTCTCCATAGTTTTGAGTATCTGCATCATCTTGGTTTTCAGAACTTCTAAAATGGTCTTTCCATTCTTCTAAAGTCATAAAAGATAAATTTTTACTTGTATAAGGAGAAGATGCTCCGCTTACTCCTATTGTAGTTAAGTAAAAATCGTTCCAATCTACTGCGCCATAGTCTGTAGTTATGCTAGAACTAGAAGCTTTTAATTCATACCATCGTTGTCCTGCTACAGTTTCAACATATACATTACCATAAAACGGATCTGTTGCTCCGCTTTCGCCTGTAGCTAAAAAAGACCATCTAGGTTCAGCACTTACAATATCATTGTACGCTCTGTTCACACAGTCTTTTGCAAACTGTTGAATACCTATTGCCCCTGAAAAGTTTCCTGAAGTTAAGACAACTTCATTTGTTTCTCTAAGCAATTCGTTAGTTAATTGTAAATATGTAGTTGCCACTATTGCTCCTAGCAGGGTTTAGCTTTTTTCATTACTTCTCCGCCATGACCGTACATCTTACGCTTTTTAGTATTTTTCTTATCGAATTTTTGTACTAGTTTAGGCTTACGCTTTTTCATTTTTCTTTTTGGTTTTGGTGATGGTCTTCCATCTCCTTTAATATATGGACTTGGCATGTCTTACCCCTTTTGTCTATTATAATTTTTTTGTGGTTTATTACCAAAGATTCTATCCCAACCTTTGCTATATAATTCTTTGTCTTTTTTACTTAGGTGCTTTCCGGATAAACCTAATGTTCTATTGCCCTTCTTTTTATTTTTTAAGATGACTGGTCTTGCATCTGTGGATATTTGTGGCATTTACTTTACCTTTAAATTTTAAGTATAGGGAGGAATACTCCGATAGAATATCCTCCCATATACCGTTTGGTTGCTTTAACTAAGATTAGTCGATAGTATAGAAAGCAGACACAAGTGCTTCGCTACGAAGTACATCAGCGCCATAGACGTGAAGACCTCTAACGATGTCACCAAAACTATCGGGATCACGAATGACCTCGGTGTTAGTGATTGCTTGTGCTGTAGCGGCGGCAGAGATATGTCCTGCTATACATTTTCCGCTTGCTGTAGAAGCGGCGGCAATGTTATTAGATTTGTACATATCAAAACCACGAAGCTTTCCGCTTGATACTAAGCCATTTCTAAGAGAACCTTGACCTGCGTTGTAGTCAACTGACATTAGTTTTGAACTAGACTGAGCTAGTTGCTCGTACCATGAAGGAGGAGCAACAAACCATCTTCCTTCTTCAGGAACATTTTGCTCGTCCAATAGTCTAGCCATAAATGCCATTACATCAAGAGGGTCAGCACCAGTACCATCAGAACCAGTAAGGTCGATAGAATTAGTGCCGCCTTGATGTTGCCCCATTGTTTGAGTAGCCGCCGCCGCATCTGCACCTAGTATGTGATCAGGTGAAGAGCTAGAGACTCCACTAAACAATTGAGCAATAACGCCTTCATCAAAAGCATCTTTAAGAGCGTAAGCCGCAGAAGAGGATGCTACCTCTTTCCAGTTTACGTGAGACATAGATTTCTCAATGTCGTCTACTTTGAATTTGAAAGCGTTTGCTACATCAACAGTAAGGGTTTCTTCCATGTCGGTCAACTTAGTCTGAGTCACGTCAGCACCTCTTTCATACTGATAAACAGTAATTGTAGGTTCTTTGACGATTCTTACCGTGTCTCCAAAACTAGAAATCTCACCAGAATAATCGGTGTTAGTGATTGCTTCAGCTACTGAGGCTTTTCTAAAAAAGTTAAGTACCTTCTTGGAATAAACCTTAGGCATGAAGAATGCATTAGTTTGTCCAGTTATGGAGTTCGCAAAGTTGCCGTTCTCATCAGTCGACTGCTCAAATAAAGCATCTGATTGATTATAAGCCATTTAAGTCACCATTAAATGTTAAAGGTTAATATTTAACCACGAACTCTACCTTCGTCTAGAGCTTTATCTATCTCTGATTCGAGACGATCAAACTCATCCATAGGTAGCGCCGCGATCTCCTCTTGTGTCCAAACTTTAGGTTCGTTAGTGTCAACAGTTGTTGTCTTAGTTGATATCATCTGTGACGCATCTACCTTTTGTTTAGACTTAGCGTTCTGTTGGTTTGAAGGTTCTGTAATACCAGATTCCATCTTAAAAAGATCAATAGCTTTGCTTGCTAGAGATGCATTATTAGGATTATTATAAATCCAATCTTGTATCTCTTCAGGCTGTTTCTCTGCCCACGAATGAAAAGCATCGCTGTTACGTAACTCTGAATAGTCAGGGTGTTTTTCAACCAAGTCTTTTTCAGCTTCACGTCTCATAACGTCTCTTTCACGAGCTTCAATAGAGTTTAGTTTATCAGCTAATTGCTTAAATTTACTATCACTCTGTAAATGAGCTACACTTTCAACGACCTCATAAACATCAGGATATTCTTGTTTAAACTTTTCAAGTTCTTCTATAGTCTTAGGAGCTTCATAAACAGGTTGTGCTTGTTGCACTTTGTTTGCTAACTCTTGTTCTCTAGATCTAAACTCATTAAGTTTTGAATCATAATGTTTTTTAAGATCATCATATCTTTTTTTATAGTTAGGCTGTGAGTAAGGTTTATTTTCTTTTTTAGGCTGAGATTCTTGTTGTACGCTTTCTCCTTCCGAAACTTCTTGTGTTTCAGGTTTTGGCGCAACAAATAAACTATCAGCAGAAATTCCTTCTTTAGGCATAACTTCTTCCGTATGCCACGATTTCTTCGCATTATACGGATTGGGTTCTGGCGATACAGTTTCCTGTATATTATCAACGTCTGCCATTTTGCGTTCCTCCGTTAGGGTTTGCTATCTTCAAAGTAGCTTATTCCAAGAACGTCTTCTCGGTTAAGGGTTTGTCTTTGCAAAGTAGCTAAGGATTATAATTGTGATAAAGGGTTGCCGAAGCAAGTAGCTTTATCGTTTATTAGCCGTAAACAGCGCCTTTCTGTAGTCTAGGATTAGAAAGTAACATATTCTTATAGTGCTCTCTTTCAACAGTTGATTGTTGAATAGGAGCCACAAGCTTAGCTTCTTCCTTTTGTGTTTCCTGTACTACTCGTTGTTCGCCGCCTTCGGCTACCATACGTCTGCCAATTGCATCTGCGTCACTTTCCGCTTGAGCCATTACCTCATCTAGAGTGTCTGGACCAATCTGTTGTGCCGCTTTTGCAGACATTACGTATTCTCCGTCCGATAGCCTTGCAGGTATCGAATCGGATTTTCCTGAACCCGGTCCTTCAATAGGACCAGTTCCTGAAAACTCTGAAGCTGTTTCTATTACTTGATCAAATATCATACTTAAACGATCATCAGCAGATAACGCTTCTTCTAAATAATTCATATCTTCTGGACCAAGCGATTCTGAGATTACATAATCTACAAATTCACTTTCCATTTGTTCGTCTGGAACTTGTGCTTCTTCTTGTGCCATATCTTCGGCTTGAGCTTCAGCTTTCATTTTAACAGGCTCAATAGTAATACCTATGCCTTCCATCTGTTCACCCATAGAAGCTTTATCTTTTTTAAATTGTTCTTTTCCCTCTTCGGTGTAAGGGTATTCCTTGTCTCCAAGTTTAGGCATTATCTTCTCCTTCTTTAATGCTTATGTCTACGTCAGCCTTCAATTGCTCTAAGCGTGCCAGCAAATTCATCTTCCCCTGGCATCGGTACATCTCCTGTTCCGATGTTGCCGCCACCAGTACCTGTAGTTCCGAGTTCTTGAGGTTGTTCAGGTGTTCCAGTAGCGCCTCCCATAGGAGCCTGTTGTTGGTTATCGGCTTGAGCTTCCGCGCCAGTTTCTTGTTGAGCATTTTGCATTCCTATAATTTGTGCGGCAAGTGCGGCTTCTTCAGGATCATTCAGAATTTCATCTGGTTCAAGATCCAAGCTGTAAGCCAACTCGCTTATTAGTTTAGATATTTTAATAAATGGTGCAATAGTAGGATTCTGTGCAGTCTGTAAGAACATAGTTAATCTTTGTGATCTTACTTCTTTCTGCATCAAAGAACTTGTTCCCATTGCGTTGACTTCTAAGTCTCCTACAATATCCAAGTCTTCTTCAATGAATTGCATGTTCCAATGGAAAAAAGATTCTCCTAATGGCTTTAATAAAAAGTCGTCTATGTTTTTAACAACAGTTTTTATATTTAAGCTTGCCGCGCCAAGTAACATTGACATACCAGATGCTGTTCGTGTCATACTTTGAACACCTGTTTGTCCGTGACTAAAGCTAGGAATACCTGTTTGTTCATCTGCAAGTTGTCTAAACTTGTCGAACATCATCATATTCTCTGTGGCAGTATTAGGGAACTTGAGTCCATGTATTGCTTGTCCGGGCATTCCGGCTTGTCGCCTGAATATTTTACCCGGATAAATTTCCATGCTCTGTCCGCCTACTAAAGCAGAGTCATCTACATCAAAAACTAATGAGCCTGCTAATGCTAAGTTATCAACTGCCATGCGTGCATGACCGTTCATAATTTGTTGTGAGTCTGCCATATTCTCAGGTACTCCAATACCAAAGAAACTATATGGGTTTCTTTCGTAAGGGAATGCGTGATATGGTATACTAGGAGGGGTAAACGGATTAACTACCGCGCGAAGTAGCATGTTACCACATGTCCATGCATTTATTTGTACTTCATCGAGGTCGTCAACACTTTCTGGTAAATCAATGCCTACTTGTCTTGCGTAGTCAGCATCCATTATACCCCAATATTCTAGTATCTCAAATCTGTCTGTAGCAGAATCTTCTTGATTACTTTCTTCGTTTAATGAGCTTTCAAAGTATTTTTCTTCATAGTTAGGACCTTCTTGTAATACATTCCTAATTGCATCTTTATCAAAGTATGGAAGATTACGAAGGTTTCTTACTTGGCTTCTATTAAACTTATGTCTGTGTATAATAAAGTCACATTCATCTATTGATGTTGCATTAGGATCTGGATAAAAGTCCCAACAACTTACAAACTCTATTCGTGGTACTCTTACTTGTACAGGCTTATATTCTCTTTCGCCTTTTTCATTTTTATCCCATTTGTGTAAAGTTTTATTAAAACTAAAAGGTCCTTTAATAATTCCAGTTCCTAACATAGAAGATTCAAATAATGCATTTCGTAATTCTGCTACACCATTTGATTCATCTAATTGATCATAAATAAGCTTCTGCATATTCCTTGCGGCTTTTTCCGCAGGACTAATTTCAGGAACTTCTGGTATTGGAGACAGTCCCGGCTCTAAGACAACATTACCTTCTTGGTCTGTGTAGTTATCTTCTAAGTCTCCTAAAAAGCTTTCGCCATTTAAAAAAGTAGCTCCGGGCTTCAGAACTTTTCCATCACCTTCGTAACCGACATCGAAAGGATTACTTTGATCTGTAGCAACGGATTCTGTCTCGGCTTCTTCTGCAACCTGTGGACTTTCGATATTGACAGGAGAAGTATCTGTTTTTTGTCGAGCGTTTCCTGCGACACCTTCGGGCATTTTGGTATCTTTAATTGTAATAGGAAACTGCCCGGAGCCAAATAAAACATCTACAAGTTGCCCATAAGCGGCAATTGTTTTTGTTTTTGTAACTTTTATAAATACTCTAGACTTTTCACTTTCTCTAAATCTTACTCGTTTTCCGTATTGTCCTCTAAAGTTTTGATAGGATTCTAACCAACGAGATTCATCTATTCTTCTTGCGTTTTCCGCAGAAGCAAACCTAGACTTAATAATGCCTACTAGATTTTTAGATTGCTCTTCAGCAAGATTTAATGTCTTGCCGTGCTCATCTTCAACTTCTTCAAAAATGCTATTAGCATTTAAAAAGGAATTTTTATTTTGTTCTTTTTCCATATATATTAATATCCAAACTCTGAATCCGAAGGAGTGTACGCTCGTTCTTTTATACGTAGCATAGTATCAAACGGATCGTCTAATCTAGGTCTACTCATTATTAAATATCTAAGAGCATCGTATGCATGATCAGGAGCATTAGTATCTACATCTTCCGGATTCTTTTTAGAAAGAGGAATACCTTGTATCTCTTTAATCGTATTAACGCAGGTGTTAAAAAACTGTAGTCTAGGTCTACCTAAACTACCAGTCTTTAACATTCTGCGTTTCAAGTGCTCATGTATTTGCACTTTACCTGCAACTCTATTTTTATCTGCTCTGCGCAATTTATGTCCTGCTTTGATAAGAGTTTCTCCTATCGTTGGACCAGTATAACCTGTTCTTGCCCATGCCGCAGTATCTAGAACACCCATTATAGATTTGACTTCGGCTCGCTCCATTTCAGTTATTAAGTCTGCGAGTGCTTCCCCTGTAAGACCCTTTCGGTATAGTTCTCTATAAATAATGATGGTCTTGTCTTCGGGATCAACAGCACCCCACAGGCAACAACTTTCAGCCGCATAACCGTAGTCAACTCCTTTAACTCTTTCCCAATGTATAGGGATTTCAAAAGGAGGAATAACATGGTGTTCGTTATTAAACTCTACAAATGCCGCGCCTTCATTTACTTCCCAATTACCTTCAAGCAACTGCCTTCTTTGTATGGGAGGCAAAGACATTAGCATTCTTTCGTATTCGCCGTCTTCTGCAAGATAAGGATTGTCCATTAATCTTGCAGGTATAAATTTTCTTGTTAAACCATCATCCCCTCTAAAACTATTATTAGGTTCTTTTGGTTCAATATATCTTTTCTTTACCCAATGCGCACCCACACCGCCGGGGTTTGCTGTACATCTTAAATATGTTTTAATATCTGGATTAGTTGTTCTTAATCGTGATGCTAAATAATTCCAACCAAATTCTGTAGGTAAGTGTGTAATCTCATCAAAGCCTATCCAACTATATGCTTGTCCTTGATAACGATAAACATCAGCATCTTTTTCTAAAAATCCAAATTCTACTTTTGCACCGCTAGGAAAATACCATACCTTTTCTACTTCTTTAAACCTAGCACCTTTAAAAGCTAAAGGATATATCTCACGAGATTTATCTATAAGCTCTCTTAGTTCTGGCATTGTCCGTCTAAGTATTAAAGCTCTATGTTCTTTAACATGGCAATACCTTAGTGGATCTATAAGCATTGCATAGCTTTTTCCGCCTCCTGCGGCTCCTCCATACAATACATCTTTTTCATCAGCCGCTAAGAACTTTGTTTGTGGTCCTTCATTAGGCATGAAGGAAACATTATCACCAGTCTTATCTAAATGGCTTTGAACAGAAGAAGGAAGTTTTTTTACTTCATCTGTAGTAACAATAGCATTATCTTCTAAACCTGCAACTTTTTTTAGTGTTTCTGTTTGCTTTTTTAAGTGTTGCTTTTTATTACTTAGTTGACTTTCAAGTTTCTTTATTGTCTTTTGTTTATTCTTTAAAGACTTTCTTGCCGCAAACTTAGCTTTTGTTTTAGAATGAAAATGATAATTGGATGTACTTCCTTTAGGTCTTCCTCTTTTTTTAGCAGGTGTTCCGTCTTTCTTAAGTATAAAGCTTCCTTTAGAATCTGTCAAGTAAAGATTTGGATTTATTTCCCAGTCCTTCTTCATATTTTTTATCCACAAGTTTCTTTAATCCCATACGAGACAGGCTTCTATTTGTTTTGTTTTCTAGTATTTGAACACCCTCAGCAAGGCTTATTGCTTTGTTATAAACCAAATGAGATACATGTTCTAACGATTCCAGTTGGTCTGGGACAGGCTTTAGAAAACCTTTATGGTCTTCGTCTATCTCATAGCCAAACGGAATCGTTGAACTTTTTTTTCTGATATAATTTTCAGGTGCTTCAATCATTAGTGTTTTTTAGGTTTCTTCTTTTTAGATATTGGTTTTACTTTATCTTCCGCAAACTCAACAACATTATCAGGCTCACCTTGAAGCTGATCTAAATCTAAAATTCTTCCTGATGAATCAAACTTATATTCCATGTAGTCACTATGTACTGTACCTCTAATCCAGAGCACAGGACAGACCTTTAACCATTCATAAAAAATGTCAGGCATTTTGTTTTCATCATTAAATTGCTGTTCAAAAGTTTCGCTAATAGCCATTGGCTTCTCCTAAGTTATATATTTAACATTATGTAATTTTCGTCTCATTCTAGAAATTCTTTTTTTTGTTAGGCTTCCTAAATGCTCTACAATTTCTTTTTCTTTTTTAGGAAGACCTTCTGTATAAGGTAATAATTTATCTAAACAATATGCATATGTTTCCAAGACTGATATATCTTTTTTATTTAATATATCTATATAATTATAAATGCAAGCACTTTCTCCGAGTACACCATAAGTAAGAGCATCTGAACAATTAATAGTCTGTTCTTTAAATATAGGATCATCTCTATGGTTCATATATCTAGGCATAAATAATTTTTTTATATTTGGTAATATGCCTTGGTCTTTAGCAGGAATCCTATACCATTTTAAAGGATTGATTATAAATAACGAAAGATCTATTATTCCTTTATTCATTGGTGTATCTACTAGATTATAATGTTTTGCTATTGATGGATGATCTACATAAACTCCTTGTCTGCTTACGCACATATCATAGCGCATTAATTTCTCTCTACTAGGTAAGTCACTATCTTTTATATTTAATACTAATCCGCTTTTAACTACTAAAGTAATGTCATCTATATTATGTAATGCTGTAGCTAGTTTACTTTTTCCACATGGAACAACTTTATATTGAAACTGTGGCATGTTCATTTCAATAGAGTTGATCGTTAAAGCTGTTAAGTTATTAACCTCCAGTATTAAGATCTTTCGGTTTTTTAGGCTTGACATGCTCTATATCTTTAAAATAATTAAAAAAGTTATCTATTCGTTCTTTCGGATTGTGTACTAAATAAGAAACAAGACCTGAGTATTCTGAAGACAATATGCGCTTTAAATCTAAAGGACTTGGCTCATTGTCTAATTTTCCTTTCCATAAAGCAGTATATATAGCAGTATATGTTCTAGGGTTGCATCCTTCTTTATCAAATAAGTTTACTTTACTTCCTTGTGCTAAACCTATTAATCCCATTTCAGAATTACTACAACACCCTACAATCTCTGCTTGTTTTAATATAGCATGTCCAGACAGCTTCTTGTCTATTATACGATCTTTAAATTTTCTTTTTAAATCCGCAAAAGCATAAGCAGAAGTAAGAGGATGACATTTCAGATACGCACCTTTATCTACTTCTTGTTCTACTTTTTTCATATCTACTATATCATATAGTATGTTTGTTCCCGGCAAAAAGATAACATGCTTTGGTTTAAACTTTGTTCTTCTTAGTTTATATTTATCTAAACTTTTAATTGCCAATTCTTTAAAAAGCATATCGCCTTCTTCAGTAACAACTTCTTTCATGGATTCAATCATTACTTTACTAGCATATTTAAACGAAGCAGGCTTCATATAAATAAACTTAGACATAGCATCTGTATACACATATCCATGTATCTTAGGATCTTTGGGAAAATCATACCAAATATCGTACTCAAGATTCGTTCCGGCGTTGCCCTTGGGGGGCAACAGCTTGTGTACTTCATTTAATCTTTCGTTCTCTTCATTCCTTAAAACACTACCAGACTTAAAGAAATGAGCAGTCTTATTATTCAGTACATCGTTAAGTGCTAAAGTTTCAATTGGCATCTTCTAATTTCTCAAGCCTATCTTCAAGTTCTTCTAAGCGTTCGTCTACTTCTTTAAAATGATCTACAATAATATGTAAAGTTTCTTCGGTACGCCTACCTATTAATTTAATTTCTTCTTCTATCTTATCTCTTTCCATACTACCTTTATTCCTCTACGAGTAAGTTCTTTTAAGACTTTATGAACCTTCTTAGGCTTTGCATTGCTTGAGTTAATATAGTCAAATAAATCTTTCTTGGGTGTGCCTTTCATAAAGTAATGGTTGAGGGAAGTGACTCCTGTGCGTCTATCATAATTCTTTTCACTCTGTTTAAACTTAGTCGGCATCCTTAAACTCAGCATCTTGCGCATCTATCACAATAGTTTCTTTCTCAGGCATAATAAAAATACCACCAGATACTTTATGATTCACGTCTAACTTTTCAGACTTGGAGACTCCTACACGATCTAATAAGGTCTGTGCCGCTTGTAATTTAACATTAGCCTGTGGAATTGTTTCGTCTGAAGATATCATTTCAATTATCTTAAAGGCGGCTTGCGGTGCAGACTGCGCTAAAACATTTGTGGTTACTTCCAATACTTCATTCTTTAAAGCTTTTAAGACTTGATAGTGATTGCCTGAGTAGCCTGCTAGTTCTGCCGCACGCTTGGCATCACCCTTTGTTTCAACCAAATGTCCTAAGAAAGATTCTTGCTTAGGTGTAAGCTCTTTCTTTTTATTGTAAGTGTCCAATAATCCATTCATGCCATCTAGTTTACAGTCGTATAGCAGTCTTGTCAATACCTAATTGAAATAAATATTACTTGACAAATGGCGATTACAACTATACAATGGAGCCTTGTACCCCCCAAGGCTGAATACCCCCTCAGCACTCCCCTTTTTACCATCCCTCTATTAGGTCTAATAGGCGGCGGATCTGGTTTACAACTCAAATCTTCTTAAAATGTTTGATCACTACATCTATATATGGTGGGGGGCACCCGGCATCCTGCCTACCCCCTTCACCTTCGCTTGACTTTGTAGACTTTGAAGTTCATTCCCATTTCAGTTCCAACTCCGATCTTTTAGACTTGGGAACACTTGGATTCCCTTCAACATCTACAAGAGGTAGACCTGAATTTGTAAGTAGCTCATAGGTTTTAATAGCTTGAGATTATAACCGAAGGTTGCCTTTTTTTCTTCCGAAGATTATTCAATAGGGGTAGGGGCAGGGTGCCTTCCTTAGATTGTTATAATATATTCGCTTATCCGTGCGTCTCAACCTATTTCTCTAAGCCTTTTGTATCTGCTTATGAACACCTGCTCTGTACAAGCGTGTGCGAATCGGTGTTCAATCTGTCCTGCCTCAGGATTAATGTGTACTTAGATTGCTATAATATATCCCCTTCTAATGGTTAAATTATTGCCAAAAGTATAAGGTGCCCCAATAGACTGTAAAGTAAAGTAAGCTAAAGCGCCTATTAACATGTAGATAATTATATTTATAATAGGCGACTTGACTTTACAGTCTATTGGGATTATACTATATTTGTCAATAATTTAACAATATAAGGAGTATATTATGACGCAATCTAAGTTCGACATTAAGTCACTTTCGCCAGAACAGCTTGAAGCACCTGCTTCTTACAACGCTTGTATGCGTTTGGCTTATCATTTCACAGAGACAAAAGGCAAGAGAAATTGGGTTTCGTTCACCCGGATCAAGTCTCATTATTATAATCAATCTAAGGAAGGCAACCTTACTGTTAAAGATGTGAATAATCTTCTACAGAAAAAAAGACTGCCAACAAAAACATCTCAAGCTATTAAAGCCTATATCGCACAGGGGTAGAAGGTAATTTAGAGTAGATGTCTTGGGAATCCTTCGGGGTTCCCAAGTTTTTTTTATCTCCGTCTACACTTCCATTCCCATTCACTTCAAAGTCTATCGTTCTTTCAGGAATCACAGGCCCCCTTGGGGCTTGTTCATCCTTACAGAACGACCAAATCAGCCTGGCACTCACTCCATTCGTGACAGGCAGATAGATTTGGCAAAGTCTACGCTACGGTTCAAAGTTGTAGTCGCTACGCTCCTGCCTTTTATACTGGATAGTCAGGATGCCTTATGGGTGCCCCTAACTTCTAGCGCGCGCAGTTTCAGATTGAATTTGTAGTAACTGCTAGAGTTCAAGCGCGCGAAGAAGTAGAGGTCCGACTTGTTGAGGGCATAATTAGCTATATATCTATAGTTATTAACAAGTTGAGGGTAAATATCTACAACTAATCTACAACTTATCCACAGATTACACACTTATAACTTCGAGTTATATCTCGCGTGGTGTCCTCTTGACATCTTCTGCGGAATTTGCGATACTATATGGACTCGGAAATCTCCGAGCAACTTAATTAAGAGGTAATTATTATGGAAACTTTCTTAATAATTGGGATCGCAGTAGCTATTTTGGTAGCTATTTGTGGTATAAACGCAACAAAACACTAAGGGGAACTATATGATTAGTGAATTTTTTGATTGGTGTGTGTATGTCCTAGAAGTTATAGGCTATCATACAGGTTGGGGATATGAATTAGCAAATATTATTATCTTTGTTATCATTGAACCTGCTTTAATTATATTGTTTTTTGTGCTATGGATTAGAGAACGGAGCAAATTACATTAGTGCCCTATACCGAGCGCGGTTTGGTCTTGACTCCTCCGAGGATTTCTGCCATACTAGGCAGGCTTTCTCGGAGCACAAACTTAAATTAACTATACAGGAGATTTCCTTATGGATATCAACGAGTTAGTCGATACTATTGAGTCGACTTTAATTAACGAATCAATAGATTTTGGAGAACAACCATTAACATCTTGTCCTTCATGTGATTCAGATTTAACTGAAGACGATAATGGGTATAGCAAAGAGCTTTATTGTATACCATGCAAATTAACTTGGGAAATTAAAGGGGACTGCCATGTCTGACAAAACTATTCAAACAATCAGAGCTTATAATAAGAGCTTTAAAGGTAGACATTCAAGAGATCATTACTTTATATCTAAAGGGGAAATAGATAGAGGTACTCAAGTATTTGAGTCTTTCTTAGAAGCTCAAGAATCTCTTATGAATCAAGGCTTTAAGAAAAAAGAGCAGTCTAATATAAGAGAGGATAAATGGTATCTGTTCCGTAAAGGTAAACAGTCTAAGATAGTGACACCTAAATATGACAGCATATTAGGAACATCATGGCATATTAGGTCTTTCTAATATGCCCCTATACCGCAGGCGGTGTGGTCTTGACGCGGAAGCTTCGCTGTGGTACAATATTTGGCGTTGGCTCGGAGGAGCGAACTTATATACTCCTAGTATAGTTAGTACTAATAGAGGGTTGCACCAAAATTCATAATGACTAGCGTGTGTAATCAAGTAGTCTAAATAGGTCGCACCTATTATGCACATTGTTCCCTCGCTTTAATTTCAACAGGCTAAAGAGCAGTTGCCTTTATAATACTGCTCACTTTAATAGAGGAGTGAAATTATGTCACGCATAACTTTTACTAAGAAGGGCAATCTATCTGATACGATAGACGCAACACTTCCCATTACTGATGCGCCTTTATTCTTTAGGGTTCTTTGGAATATTGGTAATGTATTGGGGTTCAATATAATCAAACGCAATGCTAAGAAAAGCAGAGGGTTTAGTATCGAATCTAAAGATACTTTCACCGCTTTTAACTTTGGCAAATGGGTTGCTTACAGATCAACGATCAGACCTAGAAATCCATTGTGGTTTAAGCGTACTCTAATTGATGGCAAGTACCAAATGACACCAATTAGTCAGACTAATACTACTATGCAGATGATCCGTATACCTGCAAGGTTGGTGTAATATGCCACAAATTAGAAAGTATGAAGTCGATGCTATTGTTGATGGTATCTGTACTCAAATACTCGTTAATTCATCTAGTATCATTGAGAAACTAAAGAAAACTGATGAGTATGTTGCGCTAACTAAACGCAATAATGAAATCAATCTTCTTCAGAAGGAAAAGAAAGCTCTTACTGATAAGATTGATAGCTTGTGTCGTATACGTAGTGAGGAGTTGGCTCATTTTAATTTGAATGTTATTAAAAATGAAGCCTTCAAAGCAACTATACCTTACTCTTACAATAATATTAAGTCAGATGAGTTGAAAATTGAAACTGATCTGTCTTCTTATTCTACTGCAAGAGAAGAAGTATTCAATCGTCTCACTATTGCTTTACTACCGAGCGATTCAATGGATAACATACAAGCAATTATGTCTACTATTGTAGATGAGTTCTTGAATGTTTAATCCAGTTTAAATAGAGGACTTCAGAGTGCGAGTAGTTAAGTCTACCATCAAGTAATGTGAGCATAGGTATCTATTTAAACAACGATAAAGTATGCGGAAAAGAGGATAGCATTTAAAGTATAAATCCTGCATGATTGCTTCGACAATCATATGAACAACGCTTTATCGACAGTCTGATTTTCCCTCGTTGCGAGGAGGTTTGACAGACTTAAAGATGTTTAATGTTATTAGAAACCACATCATAACAAAGCCATAATTTGCGCACAGACTTTGCTAGTATTTTAAGCTGTGGGTAAACAAATCAAACTAGCACTCATTTTAACTAAATCCATAGGGGGTATTATGGAAAGCAGAGCAGAAGTCCTAGCTAATCTAGGCGATTATAATGGTGCGGATTTTACAGTTCGCAAAGTTCCTTTAAACTATACACCAACAAGATTAAAGGGTGATTTTTCGTATCAAGAATTGGTTGATAGTCATGTTGGATTATTGCGTGAAGATACTAACCAATTGTTGAGCGTGGTAGGTAAAGGATATAAACCTATCAATCATAGAGACGCATTTAAGACAGCAGAAGAAGTTATTAAACTCTCTGACTTAGACATCAAAGGAATCACTAGAAAGACTGAGTGTTCCCATGATGGCGCTAGAGCTTACAGTATCTACACACTACCAGAACATAAAGTTAATCTGGGTAGGAAGAATGATGATGTAGCTCTTACTATATCAGCACGCAATAGCTTTGATGGATCGTGGTCGTTTACTGTTGAGGTAGGCGGATATAGATTCATCTGTCTTAATATGCAAGTGTTCGCTAATAACTTTGCGATACATAAGTCTAAGCATACTAGCGGTCTTAACTTACAGCGTGTAGCTGACAAACTATCCGAAGCTGTTAAGTTCTATGACCAAGAGACTGAGTTGTGGCAAGAGATGGTTGATACTAAAGTTCAACATGATACAGCTATGTCAATACTTGCATACTTAGCTGACGCTAAGACAGTTGATAGTCATTTAAAACCAGACAATCGACCATTCTATCTTAGCGATATATTACATGAGCCTGATGTAATTAGAAACAAAACGCTTTCTAGCTTATGGACTAGATGGTTGAATAATTCTAAGTCTTTAGATTCGACAGCGTGGGCATTGTATAATGCTATGACTGAATGGGCAACGCATCAGACACCAGTTAAAAGTAACGCCATTAAGAATGTGGCTTCTATTAAGATGGATCGTCTTGATAAAGTTAGAAAGACTTTAAATAACAAGATGCTTCCTGCATTAAGGTTGGTGGCGTAATGTATAAGTTGCTAACAGTTAATGGCAACACTAAAATTGAGAAGGGCAATAATCTTAGTGATAAGTTTTGGTCATGTATCATGCACCTAAGACCTATCAATACTAAGATTTGCCCCTTTCAAAACATTGCCAAATGTAAAGCTGTGTGCTTAGATAACTCAGGTCGGGCAAGAGTATTCCCTACTATACATAAAGCAAGGGATAGAAAGACTAGGTTGTTTCTTGATGATCGTGAAACATTTATGCAACAGCTTTACTCAGATATTGAAAAGTTTATCAGAGCTTGTGATCGTAAAGGTAAGAAGCCTGCCATTAGATTGAATGGTACATCTGATATTCAATGGGAAACTATTAAGGTTGATGGCACTCATGTCTTTGATAAGTTTCCTGAGGTGCAGTTCTATGACTACACTAAGATACCTAACAGAAAAGTTGAGGGTATCTCAAACTATCATCTTACTTGGTCATACTCAGAGGCAAACGAAAAGTATGCCAAGTATTTTGATAGCATACCTTATAATACGGCAGTTGTTTTTAGAAAAGACTTGCCTAAAACATTCAAAGGTGTTAAAGTAATTGATGGTGATAAGTCTGACATGAGATTCTTAGATGAATCTAATTCCATTGTTGGATTGATTGCTAAAGCGGAAGCCAAGACAGATGAGTCTGGCTTTGTAATTGATAATTAAGGTGAGAACAATGAAGAATAGAAACCCGGTAAAAAGATTGATGGATAGTTTCCATAAACCAAAGACACATAGAGATAGAACAAAGTATCATCGTCAGTCCCAAATGGATCTGACTGTTACAGATAATCTGGTTGAGCTAATTAAAAACCAGAGCATGTTTTATTCTGAATGTGCAAAGAAAGCCATTGAGGAAGCAAAGACAATGGACTTTGATTCTTATGAGAGTCGTATAGATTATATATCGCAACGAACAGATGAACTGTTGGGTGATTACCCACGATACCATGACTATGAGTAAGCTATCTGATCACATAATCGAACACGATATCTTTTTAGATGACAATGAACTTGCATTGAAAGAAGATTTGTGGTATAATCTTTGTAGACTTAACGACTTGGACACAACCATGAAAGAATTTACTTTAACAGTTAAAGATGTTGAGGGTGATACTCAAGACATCAAGACTTTTGCTAAGTCTATAGCAGGAGTAATTGAAAACATGATCAATATTGACATCGTTGAGGCGATTGGTCGTGTTGTCTGTAGTGAAGATGGAAAAGCATGGGATATGCAGTTCCAATCTTTAGCGCAGTTGAGGAAGAACCGAAACGATATGTATAATCTCGGTTTACAAAAAGAATATCAGGAAGTTATATCTAAATTAGATGATGATTTCCTTGACAAACAGTAGGCACTTGTGTTATAATGGCACTTATCTTGTTCAGGTGAGAGCCACTAAGACGCACAATGCCCTGTCTCTGTTCCCTCTAGATGCGTCTTAATCTTGGTTGCTTACTAAGATGAACCGCACAAATGGGTGCAGAGTTTGTGGCTCGATCCGACAAGATTGATGGATTGATTTAACTATAACATGCTAAACAGCGAGGTAAAAAACTATGGCTATAGCAGAAGGAACGGCTTATTGGGCAAGCATTAAAACGCCTAACACA